TTATTTGGGTTTGTATATAATGAACTAATATTATTAGATTTAAGAAGCTCAAGAACTTTAATAATACACGATGAATAAGTTTTTATACTAAGAGAGCTTAGTTCTGGTCTATTTTCTTTAAATAGTTTAACAATTTCCGCCATAAGATAAATATATATATTTATAATATATTTTTTTTTAAAATTAAAATATACTCTAATTATATATTTATGAAACACTTCCCTGTAGCTAGATATGGTAACAAACAAACTAATATTAAATTTTTTGATAAATATTTACCTAAAGAAGAAGATATAACGACGATCGCCGAACCATTTGCTGGAAGTTTTGCTGTGATACGTAATAAATATTTTAATGTAAATACAATACTATGCGCTGACAATGATTTGGGATTTCAAGAACGAATAAAAAACATGTTTAATGATTTAGATGATTTTGATAATGAAAAAAAAAGAATAAATAAAATTATAGATGATAAAGAACGAAGAATTAATAATGTAGAAATGAAAGAGATATTAATAAATAATAAATATTTTATTAATGAAGATTTTATCAAGCACGGTGTCGTGAGAAAATTACCAGTTCAATATGATTATAAAGATCTTAAAACATTATATGATCGTATTAGATGGTTTAATGATTATAAGGAAGTAATGGAATTATTAAAAGATGACGAGAAAGCCTTTATATTTCTGGATCCTCCTTATTTTATGAGCCATAACTTGACTTATTATGGTATTAAACTCAATGAAAACGACGAAATAAAAGATAACACATATTTCTATATAGAGATATTAAACTATTTCAAAAATTCAAAATGTAAAATCATGATGATTTTAAATAAGAGCGAAATAATGAAACATTTATTTAAAGATTATTATAAAGATGAATATGGTGTAATGTATAATGTAAGCAAAAATAAAGAGAAATTAATGGTTTTGACTAATTATCCAGTAGAAAATCAATAAATTTATTATATAGACGAATAAAAATTAATTTTTGTTTTTTTAAACATTAAATATAATCTTGTTTTTTATTAATTTACTTTATTATACACATAATAATATATTTCATATATATTATTATATATAATGTTTGTTAAACGAATTAAAAATTACGATTTCGTCGCGCCTTCTAAAAAGAAATTAAAAAAATACGATGTTTATTCATCTAAAACTGGCGAATATATCACATCATTCGGCGGTATTTATCCATCAGGCGAACCATACGAGCAATATTTTGATAAAATTGGTTATTACGAAGCTTATAATTCTAATGATAAAGAAAGAAGAAGATTATATAGATTAAGACATAACAAAGATAATATAAAAGATAAACGTTCGCCTGCTTTTTTTAGTTGGTTTTATTTATGGTAGCGGAACATCACCATTAATAAAGTTCATTTGTAATGATGCTTCATTTATTATAATTGTGAAATTTTGACTTGCCGACGCACCAATACCAGCTATTACTTGAATATAATCCCCTTTTTTCATATTAAAAAATTTAGATATAGAAGAGCTAGATCTAGCACCGACAGCTCCGATCGTATTACCACCATTATAGCGTATAATACTATCTATAGAATAAGATTGAAGAACATTATTTATATCATAATGTTGAATTCTAAAAAATATTTCAATATCATCTATAAAAAAAGCAGGATCTGATACAACTAATACAAAATTAGAAGTTACGCTATATATACCAGTAATAGTTGGTCTAAATTGTGTAGAGTCTGGTGATATAATTATTGTATCATTAGTTAATGGTTCGGGCTCATTCCATATAATAGCAAAAGGAGACTGTCCCTCATTTATAGATTGTGTTATATTACTATTTATAGATATATAACCTCCTTTAATATTTATTTTATTAACAGTCATGCTGTTTCCGTAATAATCCAATACATCATTATTTCTATCTAAAATATTTCTAAAATCCATATATTATATATAATACAATTATATATAATATTTTTATTCAATATTATTATTAATGTTATTCATAAAATTTATATGTAGTTTAGTCTTGTAATGTTCTGCTCGGTGATCCATTGTATAAGAGCCAGAACATTCGCACTTATGCTTCTTTGAATTGTAGCCTCTCTTCCATCCTTGAAAATACACTTTATATACAATTTTATATTCTTTATTTGTTCTTGTTGGAATATTTTTATTTACACATATAGCACTATTTTGCTCTATATGAAATCTTTCGCGAGTATGTAATTCTTTCTTATTATTACAATTAAAATTTTCTATTAAAATAATTGAAGCATCGCCTGCTTCAAAAATTTTATAAGAAGTACAATATTTATTTTTTTTATTATTAGACCATAATCTAAACTTCTTTTTATGACCTGCAATTCTACAAGATATATATTTTTCAATACTTGAACCAATATATATCTTATCAGTGTTTGGACTAATTATCTTATAAATCTTAGCGTTGTTATATCTATTAACTGTATTATCCATATAATAGATATATATAAATATATGTTTAAATATGTTTAATATATTTTTTAATTAATTATTTAATACATATTTAAGCAAATTTAAGAGATTGTTTTTTAGGACGAGATCGCGAACGATGACGAGCGCCGGCAGACATTGCACCGGCAGACATAGCGCCAGCATTGACTGGCATGTGAGCTGCGAAATCTTTCATATGTGATCTAATCATTCTAGCTCGTTTAGTTTTACCTTTTCCTCTATGATGCGCCATATATTTGTGTAATTTACCATGAAGACCAAAGCCCAACAAATCATGATTTACAACTTGAGAATAAAGAGCGGTAGGAGCCTGTCTTGTAGCATTGGCACAGTCTAAAGGTGTTAGTGGAGCTTGGATAAGTTTAGATGAATTGACACCACTAATTTGTAGAAGTGAAGGATAAACGAAGACGTAATAAAGCGATAATTGATTGTTAGTCAAAGAATAAATATTTTTAACGCCAATATTAGCTTGAAACAAAAATTTATAATTGGTACCAGCTGATAATTGATCGCTTCCATTATACAATTTGAGATCAGTGTCAAAATTCAATTTAAGCACTGCGCCCTGTCCTGCTGTATAAGTAGGAGGATCAGAAGACTGGACCATAGGAAGACCAGACCAAGGCATAAATGAACTTTCAAGACCATTTTGAACGCACATTTTCCATAGAGTTTGAGGGCTTGATTGATTTAACATGTTTCTTCCTGCAATTTGAACGTTGCACTGATTAATAGCGCAGAATGTATCGGTTAGTTGAGATCCATGAACTGAACTATTATCATTAAGTACTAAGCTTTGAGAAGTATAATTACTCATAGGATGAGATGCAAAAATAAGAACATAAGATGGCACGGTATCCAAAGTAACAGATGGACCAGAAACAATTCTAAAACCATCAGCAGGAGCTTGGTTAAATTGTAGAGCATAACGATCTAACATTTGAATATTATAATTGACTACGCTTGGAACAACTCCCATGTCAAGTAAATTATAAGTTGTAAATTCAATGATAGGAGCTGCTACTCCACTATTAGGACCGATTAAAGGTTGGATGTTAGTGATAGAAAGACGATCGCCAAGAGCATCGCGAGCAAAAGAAAGGCATCTTGTATTGAGGTTCTGCATTTGTAAGTTAAGCACTAAGTTGTCAATATGAGAGAAAGCAGGTCCGGCTGGTCCATGAACTGAAATATTAGTAAGTAAAGGAGACAGAAGAACAGCGAAACGAAAATTTACAAGAAGAGAAGCAGACACTGCAGTATTAGAAAGAATAGTAATATCATAAGCAGCACGTCCTAGATATGGACCGAAGCCATTACGATAAATAGATAGAACATTACGAAGTCCTCCTACATTATCGTCATAATTGCATGCATTATCGAAAACTTGGCTATCAAAATTTTCGAAGTATTTAGCCCAGCCCATAGGAGCAGATTGTTCCAAAGCTGAGACTAAAATTCCGTTATCACTTGGTACTGAATATGAAGCAGTAGAAGCGACCGAAATAGTAGCAGTATTAATTGCTTTACTCATAGCATTAGAGCGAACACCCCACTGTCCGTCTTGTAGCAATTTATTTCCAGATGTTCGAGAACCTGAAATATTAAATTGAATAGGAACAGTTGCGACGACAACACGATCCAAAATTTGACTATCAGCATTAGATAGCTGAACTTTACAATTTAAAAGAGATTCGGAATAATTGGATAGTGTAACGACTTGAAAATATGCATTTTCAACTGATGTCTTTTGGACTAGATAAGATGGTTTAGCGCTATAATCTGCTAAAGGGTCAATTACAGAACTAAGTGGTATAGATCCCATTGGTACATTACTCATTATTATATATATATAATTCTATATATATAATATTTTTTATAATAATTAAATTATTTATTGTTAATTATATATCTATAATAATAAA